AGCGGTACGGGTATCTACACTATTAATTTTGCTGATGCAATGAATGATACTGACTATGCTGTTATTGGTATCGCAAGTGGTACAAATGCTTTCCCAGGTGGTATTGTTAATTTACGAATTTCTGACAGAACAGTTAATGGGTATACCGTTAGGGTGTATAATGGAATTCCTGCCCTTGAAGACTTGGGTGAACTTAGTATTATGACACTTGGTGGACAAGATGGAGAACGGACCTACATCTAGGATTATTAACTATGATAAGGTGGTCACTAAGTTGCCCACTTTTGTTATTGAAAATGGTCCAGAAGAATTTAATAGATTTAAAGATATAATTCTAGAGAAAAGATCTCAAGATCCAGAATATCTGGATACAGATGAAACCGCAGGCCATTCTGTCAAGGCATGGTTAACTAAGTGGGATACACATCAAACCGACGAAAGGTTTTTAGACATTGGCAATTATGTCATATGTGTGCTAAACTATATTACGGAGCAGGTATTCCATACTCATGCGAAGTATAAACTCGCTTCTTTATGGGCAGTAGTCATGGAGGAGGGTGATCAAGCTACCCCTCATGATCACTTTCCATCAGCATGGTCTTGCGTTTACTATATTGATGTCGAAGAAGATGTTGCTCCTATCTTATTGGAAGATAAGGAAGTCCATGTAAAGAATGGGATGTTAGTTTTGTTTCCTGGATTCATTACACATCATGTTCCGCCTACGAAGGGGAGAAGGATTGCTGTTGCTATGAACATTAGTATTATTGATGAATCTTGATTATGTTCAATGTAGGAATTACTAAAGTCTCTGTTGAAATGCCAATTTTTGAGTCTAGATGGACTGAAAGGTTGGATGAATTCAAACAGAATATTTTAGATCACAAAAAAGAAAATCCTGATAGTGTCTCTGACAATAATGTCGGAGCGAGTTGGAGATCTGCTTGGAATCTTCATGAGGTTGATTCTAGATTTTCTTCAATTACAGATTACTTTGAGGAGTTTGCCAACTCTATTGGCAAGCAGTACTTTTATAGTGACGGCATATATGAGGTAACTAATCTATGGGCTATGGATTATGGTCCAAATGAAGGGACAAAATATCATTGTCACTTTCCCTCAGCATTGTCTTTCATTTTTTATATTGATGTGGAGGAAAACTCTGCACCTATTTGTTTTGGAGACACATGTAGACCTGTAGAAAATGGATTAGTTTTAGCGTTTGACGCTAGCTCACCTCATTGGGTTCCTGATAATCATGAGGGAAGAAGAATAGTTGTTTCTGCAAATGTTGATCATGTGCCCCCACAGCTCCGGGGATATAATAGAGCAATTTAATTTTTTATAAATCTACTTGTAGGTAAAGCAGTAAGTTATGTTTACAATCTACTCAATGCCAGGGTGTGGCCACTGTCGTCAAGTAAAACAGCTCATGGAGATTACAGAGCAAAAGCATGTAGTCTACACATTAAATCAGGATTTTACTATTGAAGAATTTCAAAATGAATTTAATACGCAGTATTTTCCTCAGGTAGTTCACAACGATAAAGTTGTTGGAGGAGCTGCTGAAACAGTAAAGTATTTTAAAGAGCAGAATCTTGTCTGAACCAGAACTAAATAAAGATACCCACGGAAATCGGGGGGTGGAGTTCATTCTCAGCGGAGGAAAAAAGAAAGAACAACCAAAAACCTTTCAAATAAAGTTCGGTAACATGTTATCTTTCTTCAAGAGAGATATTGTTCTACATCTGAATTTTTATTTGGATATCAGAAAAAATAATTCCTCGGAGTAAAACAATGCTAGCTGTAAGTTTAGTTGCAGGATCGTTCTTGGTCATAGGTGCATTAATCGTTGGATGTATGCTAGGATGGGTACTTAGAGAATATATGATGTACCATCATGATCGTTCAGATCAACAACAAGTTCTCCACCCTGAAATGTATGATGAGAATGGAAATATTCTTCCCGACTCATTAATCGCCTTTCGTTTTAATGAAGACGAAGACGATAACGAAGACTAATTATTAACTTGAAAAAATCATGAGCAAACTACCACCACATCCACTTCAGTCTGAAATTTTGCAAGCTGTATCGAGTGCAAAGACTAAAGCAGCAAAAATCAATTTGCTCAAAGAGCATAGATCTCCTGCTTTAGTCTCTTTATTCGTATGGAACTTTGATGATAGTGTTAAAAGTGCTATTCCTGAAGGAGATGTGCCATTCACTCCAAATGATTCTCCTACGGTTGAATCTCAGAGTAAATTAGCTAGTCAGTATAGAACTCTCTATAACTATGTGAAGGGAGGCAATGATAGTCTCAAGAGGACCCGTAGAGAATCTTTGTTTATTGAACTTCTAGAGTCTCTTCATCCCGATGAAGCAGAAATTATCTGCTTGGTTAAGGATAAGAACTTGGGTAAGAAGTATCGTATCACTCACAATGTCATTAAGGAAGCATATCCTGATGTTGAGTGGGGCGGCCGTAGTTGAACAAAGAAAAAGTAACCATCCTACATAAGGATTGCGATCCCGAGTTGGCAAAAGATAAATCTTTGCCATACTCGGCTTTTCTAATTGAATATTATGACTCTGAGGGGTATCAAAAGTATGATATTGCCTCAGCTTACAAACAAGTAGATCTTTTTGATCACTATTACGACGAATATAAGCAGGGATTTAAGGGTTGGATTCAAACTGAGGGTAGAATTAATCCAAAAATGTATGGGTACAAAAGTAAAACTAAAGAGTCCAAAAAGTAATTCAACTTTTAGTTTCAAGAATCCGGGGAAAAAATCTCCGGGTTTTTTTTGTTCTGTAGGGTTGACTAAATACAGTATGAGGTCTATAATAGACCTGTCGTTCATCCAGAGCAATCTGGACGCAAGTAAGTCGCGGAACGGAGCCGTTCATCCCATGATTGAATTTTTATTATATTCATCACTCACCTGTCAACAAGCCGATGCAATTATGTTTCGGATGAAAGCAAATGAGAATATCCCAGATGCTTTCAAAGTTGAGTTAGTAGAGACCGTTAAGGAATCTACACCTGAGTGTATATGGGACGCACACGACTGAAGGAACGGGGATTAAAACCCTCTATTACTTTAGGAGTAACACAATGAACACACTTAATCTCATTCGCAAGCAGATCGAAAAAGCATCTGCTTTGCACGACGCACAGATTACCCATACCTCATATCGTGGTGTTGAGTATTCTACCCGTTGTGTAGAAAGCAAAGAGTCTCACGGGACTTTCTGCTATCGTGGTAGAACTTACAGCAAGTGATCATACTTACATAAGATAAAGGAGGACCTTGACGGGTCCTCTTTTTTTGTGTATAATAGACAAAACCTTATTATTCTGATGGATAGACAAGTTTTAAAGGGTCTAGTCTTAACCATGAAAGCCCTGGTTCAGGAATTAGAATCTGAAGTATTTTCCGACAAAGAAGCATATCAACAAGATACGCGAGAAAACCTTGATGATCCAGTAGAATACTTTGCTGATGGAGACGATGACGGATATCCCGACTGATTGGCGGTATACGCCAGATAAGATGCAAGTGAGGGCTAGTGCTCTCAACACTCTACTTGAAAGATTTGGAAGGGAGTTAGATCCCAGTGGTCAACCTAAATATAGTAACAGGTCCATTTATGAGTGTGCCCATGATTGGGTGTCACAAGGTAATATGATCACTCACGGAATTATCAAGTATTACGAGGTCTATTATGCGGATGAAGGATACAATTCGGTTAACCAAGGAAGCACTTAAGAATCCTTGGTTATATACGGATGAAGAACTTTTGTATATGAAGAAAGCAAGGAAAGTTGCTAAAAAGGGATTAAAATTAAAACAACTGAAAGGAAATCATGGAAAAAGTGAGACTAGTTCAATCGACTCCGAATCCAGAGGAGACGATGGCGTACATAGCAAGGGTTTCAAATCCTAATAATCAGGATAATCCTAGCTTTGAAGGTCTCTTGAAGTATTGTATCAATCATGGGCATTGGTCTGTGTTTGAGCAAGCATACATGACTTTAGAAATTGAAACTTCTAGGGCAATCGCAGCTCAAGTGCTTCGTCATCGTAGCTTCACATTTCAGGAATTTTCGCAAAGATATGCTGACAGTTCTATGTTAGCTAGTAGCATTCCTATTCCTGAATTGCGTGGTCAAGATTATAAGAATCGTCAGAATAGTCTTGATAATGTTGATGCATTTAAAAAGCAAACTTTTGAGATTGCTATGCAGAAATACTTTACTGAAGGTATGGATCTATATCAGACCATGCTAGACGCTGGAATCGCCAAGGAGTGCGCTAGAATGGTACTTCCCTTAGCAACCCCCACAAAAATCTATATGACAGGCTCATGTCGCTCATGGGTGCATTACATCGATCTTAGAAGTGCTCATGGCACTCAGAAAGAGCATATGGATATCGCAGTTCAGGCTAAGAGCATTTTCTGCGAACAGTATCCTACCGTAGGTAAGGCACTTAACTGGTCTTAATAAATAACTTCACATAATATTTTGATATGGCAACTTATCCCGTAATACACAAAGAAACTAAAGAACAAAAAGAAGTGGTAATGAGTGTTCATGATTGGGTTTCTTGGACAGAATCTAATCCAGATTGGATGCGTGATTACTCTGATCCATCAACTATGCCTGGTGTAGGTGAAGTTGGTGAATGGAAAGATAAACTTCTTAAATCCAAACCCGGTTGGAACGAAGTACTAGCTAACGCACAAAAAACCGGCAAAAACTGCCAAAAACTCACTTTAGACTGAATTATGCCTAGAAAGAGAAAGTCCGATCCAAGTGCTGGCGCTGGAATGACCAGTAAGCAGATGAGAAGGAAGAAACCTATTAATACGGACTTCCTGGTTGATATTCAACCGCTAACAGATAATCAAGGAACACTATTTAAGGACTACTCTCAAGGAAAAAATATCTTTGCCTATGGAGCAGCTGGTACGGGAAAAACCTTTATCGTTCTGTATAATGCCATCAAAGATGTTCTTGACGAATACTCTCCTTATCAAAAAATTTATATTGTCCGCTCTTTAGTATCTACTAGGGAGATTGGTTTTCTTCCTGGAGATCATGAGGATAAGTCAGCTCTTTACCAAATTCCTTATAAGAATATGGTGAAGTACATGTTTGAGATGCCTACTGATTCTGACTTTGAGATGCTGTATGGTAATCTAAAGCAGCAAGAGACTATTTCTTTTTGGTCCACATCATTTATTCGTGGAACTACTCTTGATGACGCAATTGTCATTGTAGACGAATGTCAAAACTTGAATTTTCATGAACTTGATAGTATAATTACTAGAGTTGGTGAGAATTCTAAAATTCATTTCTGTGGTGATGCTACCCAGACTGATTTGACTAAGACTTACGAAAAAAATGGCATCCTAGACTTTATGAAGATTCTAGAGCAAATGCCATCATTCGCATCAATTGAATTTGGTGTTGATGATATTGTTCGTTCTGGCCTTTGTAAAGAATATCTTGCTACTAAATTGGCACTCGGTATGTAATGTTTAATCATCTTGAAATTGAACTTCCTCGGTTAGAGAGGAACACCATTGATGGTGTACGATATTATGAAACACCTGACACAAAGATGGTATCCATTACCTCTATTATCAGTTTTTATAATAGAGAAATTTTCATCAAATGGCGGAAAAGAGTTGGAGAAGAAGCAGCAAATCTAAAGACTAAACTCTCTACGAGTCGTGGTACAGATATGCACACTCTTACAGAGCATTATCTAAAGAATGATGATCTCCCTAAGGTAAAGCCTCTTCCCGAATTCCTGTTTAAGATTGCTAAACCTGATCTAAACAGGATTAGTAACATTCACACTCTAGAAGGATCTTTATACAGTGAGCAATTAGGAGTTGCTGGAACTGTAGACTGTATCGCTGAGTATGATGGAGAATTAGCAGTTATTGACTTCAAAACATCGGCAAAACCTAAACCATACAAG